GGTTGTGCCCCGTGCGGGGCGGGATCTCAGACCCGGATGCCGGGAACGTCCTCGGCGACAGCTGCCAGGTGACGTGCGTTGATCACCTGGCCGGGGTCGGTGTCGCCGTAGATCGGCACGACGATGCAGTCGCAGTGGTCGTGGCCGAACGAGGCCGAGTCGTTCGAGCGGTACCGCTGCGATGCGACGGTGGAGCAGAACGTGCAGCTGTTGCCGGTGAGCACTCGGCGCCAACCGACGACGCCGGTGCCAGAAGTGAGGTTCGCGACCTCGCGGGACGTGCCGGTGACGAGGTCGGCGGCCATGGACTCGGCTCGCCGGCCGCCGGCGGCGAGTGCCTCGGTCCACTCGTTGCCTTCTCGGAGGGCGTGCCAGTACGCGTGGAACGGTGCGTCGGTCGCCGGCACGGTGCTCACCGCGGGCACCACAGCGGGTCGATCAGCGAGGAGTGCGTAGTAGCCGGCTGACGTGTTCGCCGTTGCCGTACGTGCCGCCACGAACAGGTCCGAGGTGGCGTCGGTGAATCGAGCGATGTCGACCCGGTCCCATGTGCCGAGCTGCTCCCAAGCCCGTAGCGATGCTGCCGTGGTGCGGTCGGTGATCGACGCAAGGCGCCGCTGAAACCGTTCCGTGACCGTGACGGCCTGGGACTCAGAGAGTGGCACCGGTGTTGGCCTGATCGACATCGCCGACGAGCAGGCTCTGCGCTGCGAGCTCGCCGCGCATCCGGGCGATCTCCTGCGGCGACTTCTGCAGCACGTCCCGAGCGATCGTCTCCAGGCTGATGCCGGCGGCCGAGAACTTCGCCGCGGCGTCGGCCTTCTCTGCCAGCGAGTAGCGGACGACCGGCGCCCAGATGACCTCCATGTCGCCGCGGGACGCTCGACGTGCGTCGCCCGCGTACGCGAAGGCGAGCGACATGACCTGCTCGTAGTCCTCGCCCTGCTGGCGGCACCGGTCCTGCACCTTGAACGCCCGAGCCTCACGCTTCAGCTGTGCGCCCTCGGCGGATCCGCCGTTGTCGTCGGGGAACAGGTACTGGATCGGCGTCGACGTGGCGCCGGCGATGCTGACGATGTCCTGCTTCTCGGCCTGCAGGATCGGGGCCAGGTTGATGACTCCGGACTCCCAGATCTCGGCGGTGGCCGGCAGCTGCCAGAGCTCCCCGGGCCCGTTCAGGAAGTCCTCGGAGTAGTCGATGATCTCACCGCTGGAGTCCTTCTCGGGCAGGCCCTTGATGCCGCGCTGGCGGTAGGCCTGCATCGTCATCACTTCGAGCCGGTTCAGCACCGTGAAGGTCAGCCGGTCGAGCGCGGCCAGGTGTGCCTCGAACTCGCCCTCCGGGTTGCCGTTGATGCCAGCGAGGTTGAGGAACTCGACGACGGGGATCTGCTGCACCGGGAGCTGCTGGGGAAGGTCGTCCCAAGACCAGGCCGCCATGTCGGTGTTCTCGACCCAGCATCCCTGGTCGGTCGAGGACCGGACGCGGGACGCCTTGACCATCCAGCCCGGCTTCGGGAAGAACACCGCCCGGTCGAGTCCGGCGTCCTCGTCGACGTACAGCTTCAACGCGGCCGTCACCTTGCGGCGCCGGCGTGGGTCGTGCCGGACGATCACCTCGCGGGGGTCTTCCGCCGTGATCAGCGGGGCGCCGATCTCAGGGTCGACCGGGCCGACCATCATCGCTGAGCGGCCCATCGTGAGCGTGGCCCTGTCGACCAGCATGTGGTCGGCGTCCAAGCTGTTCGCCTGCCAGATCCGCCACGCCTCCGAGTCGCCTGACTCGTCAGCGTCAGCACCGGTGCGGAACCCGATCGGATCCATCAGCTCCCGGGTCGCTTCGACGATCACGCGGGCCAGGTTGAGCCGGGAGATCTGCATGAGCCGCTGGTACGACTCCCGCACGTGCCGGCCGGCGTGGACGGGGATGCCGTTGACGCCCCGGTAGTAGTCCTCGAGGTTCGTCAGATGCGCCCGACGATCACTGAGGTCCGTTGCCATCTTCTGCAGGAGTACCCCGGCGGGCGAGCTGGTGTCGATCACGCGCTCACCCCCAAGGGTCAACTCAGTCGGCGAGGCCGGTACATCTCTGCGTCGGGGGCGGTCACACCCCTGCTCACTGCGTCGAGCCGCGCCTGCCACGCCAGGATCGCCGCCACGCAGGCGTCGATCTTGCGGGAGCTGTAGTCGTGCTCCTTGGAGACGGTGAGCTTCCCGCCGCGGGTCCGCCGGCGTGCGTTGAGCACGTGGCGGGTGAGGGCGTAGGAGCCGTCGTGGGTGAGCTCCGGCGTCTCGACGTTGCCGATGGCCAGCGCAGCGTTGCGGATCGACCCGTCGAACTGCTCGACCGCCCGCTGGATCAGCCCGGTGCGGCCACCGGACATCCACCATTCGAACGGGTGGTCCTTCGACACCTTCACGGTGGCCCGGGCGCCGTAGGTGGCCTCCCAGGTGTTCACTGTCGATCGCCAGTCCTTCGCCGGATCCGCGTAGAACGCTGCGACGTTCCACCGACGGAACGCGTCAGCGACCGCCGTCTCGACCTCGACGAGCGGCGGTTGCCAGTCCGGCCACGTTGCGGTGTCGTCCGGGGCCTCCCAGACCCCAACAGTGAACAGGTGACCGTCCGACACCCGGCAACCGATCAGCGCCGTAGCGTCCGGCTTGCCCTTCGCTCGACCACGGGATCCGTCGAAGCCGAGCACAACGACGTCGCGGTCGGCGATCACCTTGCGGGCATCCAGGCAGGCCGCCCAGTCGGTCTGCGTCACCAGGGCGTCCGAGGCGTGGGTGATCTGGTTCAGGAAGTCGGCACGGGCCACCTGTGGCGCCGTCGACGGATCCCAGATCGTCGCGATGATCACGTCGAGGTCGACGTGACCACCCTTCGATGCCGCCGAGTCGCCGTACACGTACTCGAGGCCGGCGAGTAGCGACTCCCGGTCCGCCATGTCCGTCTCCGGCGGCGCTTCCCGATGGTCGTAGTAGAGGCCGTCGTCCTTCGCCTTGCCCTCACGGATCGCCGCCCAGAACGCTGCGGACTCCTCCGCCACCGACTCCTCACCGGGGATGAAGGCGTTCGGCGACTCGATCGTCGACCCACCGACCTTCGCAGCGTTGATCCGCATCGTCGACGCCAGCTTCGGCCCACCGTTCGACTGGACCCACTCCTCGGTCTGGTCCAGCACAGCGAACACGGCTCGATTGCCCTTCACGGTGCGAGCCGACGACGTGACCGTCTCGATCCTGCCCCTCGGCAGGTTCACGAACGTGTCCAACGGCTCGAGCCCGGGGTACAGGTCGAGCGCCGGGCCCTGCAGCATCTCGAGCAGCGGCGACCACGTGTTCTTCGTCTGCGTCTCCGACACCGCAGCGATCTGCACCAGCGGCGTCCGGATCGACGCCCACGGCCGGCCAACCGGTTGACCATCGGCGTCCCATCCATCAGGCACGACATCGCCGAGCGCCTCGAGACACGCGATCGCCGCCAGGAACGGCGACTTGCCCCACCCTCGAGGACGGGAGATCACACCTCGGCGGATCCGACGCCGGCACGTCTTCGGGTCGAGCTCGTAGAAGCGGAGCACGAAGTCCTCTTGCTCCGGGTACAGGCGAAACGGCTCGTACTCGGCCCGGTCCGGCGCAGCGAGCACCTGGGTGATCCAGTCGATTGCGTACCAGCCGAGTGTCGGGACCTCACCCGGCTCGGATGGCTTCCACGGCATCAGCCGGCGTCGGCGTCAGGTTCCGGCAGGGCGCGCAGCGGGCCGCGACGCTCGCGGGCTGCAGCACCCGGCTTCTCGGCTCGGCGATCCTCGGCCTCGTCCGCTGCAGCGAACGTGATCCGCAGCCGTGCCCGATCCTCCGGCGTCGCACCGAACTTCGCGACCCGCAAACGGAGCTCGTTCGCCACCGACGTGCGACCCGACCAAAACGCCGCGTGCAGCACCGCCGTGTCGAGCAGCTCCGACCAGTCCGTCGACGTGAACTCGGCGGCCAACGGGGACTCGCCCCACATCTGCCACCACTCCTCGGTCCGGGCCGGCCACCGGAACTCGACCAGCTCGCCATCCTTCTCGACGTGGAACGACGGCAGATCCGGCTGAGCGGCAGGCTCCGCCGTGATCACCCGCAACGCAGCGGGATCGGCGTTGCGGCGAGCTCGTCGGCTCGGATCCTTCGGTGCGGGACCTCGTCCAGCCATGGTGCTACCTCCCGTGCGGGTGGCCCAGGAGCCCCGTGCGGCGCCCTTGGAAGCGTGAGTTGCCCCAGACCCGTACGGAGCCTGATGAGCAGGTCGCTCAGGTCTAGAAACAGACCCCCAGGGGAGGGGGCGCCCCGGGTCCACGCCCGGGGTCGTCGGTGACCAGTGAGACGAGGCCCTGTCCTTCTGTACGGAGTCTGGTGATCCGCCGTTCACGGGAGCAGTCCCGGGTGTTGCTCATCGGGGCGGCGCTGGGTGCGTCGGCCGGCTCGGGCCTGCTCGG